GTATTTTATTAGTTACTTGTGAGACTCACGAGACGCAGACACTTTAAGAAGTGGCACATCTTATAGTGAGTCTCACAGATTCTGCGGTAGACTTATAGGGTCGGGAGGGAGGGAATATAATAAAAACCCAGAACTTATAAAAAATACAGACTTGTGGAAAAAAAGTTTTCCACAGGTTTCATTCATTTCCTATAGGGGAAAGTAATGATTTTCCACAAATAGTTTTCCACAGGTTTATAATGATTCGTAGTATTTGCAAGGGTTTATAAGAATTACCCTGTGGAAAACTTTCGTACTTTTTCCACAGGTTCGTTATATCCTGTGGAAAACTATTCGTGTTATAATCTCATTCGTCCTGAGAGTTCGTTATACACAGCAGTTCGTTATAATGATTCGTTATACTTATAGTATAATAGTGCATTCGTCTTATACTATGAGAATACAAATAGTGTTGTTATGTGTAACCCCCCATAAGGTTTGCTATTCTTATCAGACAGTGCTGTAGTGTTTCGTGTACGCAGTTCTTGTCATAAACTGGTTTCGTCCTCTGAGTGTCATAAACTCCCTTCGAGTTCGTTACACAACCCCCCATAAGGTTTGCTATTCTTATCAGACAGTGCTATACTATTTCGTGTACACAGTTCTTGTCATAAACTGATGCCCTCTCTTCGTTTATACTAACCCCCCATAAGGTTTCGTATTAGAATTAAACAGTAATGAATATAAACTATTCGTGATTGTTCGTTTATTATAATTAAACAGCACTGTTTGACAGTTATATTTTGTGTTGTTGTATTCTTATACCTAACCGATGCCCCCCTATATAAAAACGCAACACTACCCTAACCTACAAAACTTTGAAAACGAGAGAGAAATTGTCTTTCAAATAAAAAAATTTTCCGAGAAATTTTTCCACCAAAAGGTCAATATAGTTAAATATTAGAAATCATATATATTTTTAAATTATCACAAAATATAAAAAGATGAGATTAGAAATTGATGATTACGAAAAAGATTTGCTAATAGATACAATTCAGCACAGACTGGACACAGATAAGATATTAGTAATTAATAATAGTTTAAGAGAAGAGGTCGAGGATCTTTTAAGGAAGGTTGAGGAAGATGAATACTTATAATATCTCAGTAAATGGGATAAAAATATTAGATAAAATCTCTCAGGAAGAAATGCAAGAAAATCTAAAACTTATTAGAGGACTTGTATGGACGAATGGAGGAAATGACCAAGATATTACAGTGTCTCTAAATAAAAATGAAGAACCATTGCAATGATTGAGTTGTGATGGTAGAATAGTAAAACAAATTATTTTTTCGCAATTAATTTTTTATGGCTAAAGGATTTACGGTAAAAGCAAAAATTCCCAATTCATCTGAAGGTAATTTGGATGAGTTTAATTTAGAGGGAGCAAAAGAACTAATTCGAGGCAAGTCAATTGTCTTTTGTTTGCCAGGGAGAGGGGTATCTTATCTGTACTTAAAGAATTTTGTTCAGTTATGTTTTGATCTTGTACAAAACGGAGCAAGTATTCAGATCTCACAAGACTACAGTTCAATGGTGAACTTTGCACGTTGTAAGTGTCTTGGAGCAAATGTTCTCAGGGGACCCAAGCAAATTCCTTGGGATGGTAAATTACAATACGATTATCAACTTTGGATTGATAGTGATATTGTTTTTGATACTGAGAAGTTTTATCGTCTTGTAGCAATGGATAAAGACATTGCAGCAGGTTGGTATTGTACTGAGGATGGTCGCACTACATCAGTTGCACATTGGTTGCAGGAGGACGATTTCCGCAACAATGGTGGAGTAATGAATCACGAGACCTTAGAGACTATGAGCAAACGTCGCAAACCATTCACAGTTGACTACACAGGTTTCGGATGGGTTCTGATTAAGAAAGGAGTCTTCGAGAATCTTGAATATCCTTGGTTTGCTCCGAAGATGCAAGTGTTTGAATCTGGGGAGGTTCAAGATATGTGCGGGGAAGATGTCTCATTCTGTCTAGATGCAAAAGAAGCAGGATTTGAGATTTGGTGCGATCCTCAGATTCGAGTTGGTCACGAGAAGACAAGAATTATCTGATTTTCTCACTTGACCTTAAAGGATAATTGAAGTAGAATGCACTGATAAGATCTTATAAATCTTATGAGTGCATTTTTTATAAGCCTGAGAGTTCTTATAAAAAACCGTTAAAAAAAACCCCCTCTTGAAAACCACAACTAAGACATTTTAAAATTATGGCAAAAGCAACATCCGGAAAATCAGTATCTTATAATCCTGGACCACCTAAAAAAACTCGTCAAGGAGATGGTGATGGAACTAAGTATGCTGCAACAAGTCGTAATAAATCAAGAAAACCGTATCGAGGACAAGGAAAAGGATGAGTCAATTAATCGTTAATTTGCCTCCACAAAAAGTATGGATTCGTAAAGAATATCTTCGTGATCTTGAAGACGGATATGGTGAATTTATAGAGGGCGTTTGGGTAACGGCAAAGTCTTTACCCGGACGTTCTTTTTATTTTGAAACCTATTTGCCAGAATATGGTGCTCTTTATGATAAATTACCAATTAGTGCATTTTGTTCTTCACCAAATATACCAGATCAAGATTTAAATCTTCAAAATTTACAATTTTGGGATTGTATGAGTTATGGAGTTGTCTGTGTTCAGAAAAAACACATTGCAGAACTTGATTTTGAAGTTTATACGAGAGATTTTGGTCAATTAAAGGGGCAATACTTGTTTAGTTTAGACAATTATCACCCGTATAATGATAAAATTGATTGCGGAACAAGTGAATTACCAGAGGAACATAAGTCACATAACTGTATTTTACTTGAAAATGGTCAATTTTCCTTGTATCCAAACAATAGAATGCGATTATATAGTCCATCCAGAACACCGGAAACACCAAAAAATCCTGATTTTAAAATTTCAACAAAGTTTTATAGAACAGAAATTGGTTTAAAATGGGGTAGATTGGGTGATACTGATGAATATTTTTGGAAAACACCCAAAGAAAACCAAAATAAATAGATTTTTCGTAAAAACCGAATTGGAACAGATCTCAATGGGGAAACACCTACTACTTGAAGTATATGGTGTTGATTTTAATCTGCTTAATAATGTAGAATCCCTTCAAAGTACTATGATTACGGGAATTGAACGTGCCAAAATGACTATTTTGAACGTATTTTCTCATTGCTTTATTCCTCAGGGATGTACAATTGTAATTGCATTAGCAGAAAGTCACGTTTCTTGTCATACTTGGCCAGAAAATGGTTGTCTTGCGATTGATGTATACACTTGTGGAGATAAAAATCCTCGTTTAATTGCAATTGAACTCTTAAAATACTTAAATTCTGATAATTATAACCTCAGAGAAGTATATCGTTAAATAATATTAGAGATAGCAACCTCTTTAAAAGTTCCAGTTTTATTTAAAACAGGAGTTGCCAAAAATGTCTTTTTATCAAGTTGATAGAAATAAAGATTATATGAGAGAAATGTGGGGAACCACAAGTCTAATTACTGATTATCAACAACAAAATACAAAAAAAGTTCTTCAAGAACTTATGCACGATTGTGCCCCAAAGCACGATTTAAGAAAGCAAACAGAATTGCACGAAAAAATTCGCAATGATGACGATTATGACGATTGGGAATATGGGACGGAACCAACTTACGGAAAATTTATCTGAAAAGTATTATAGATATATAAAAGACAATTAATCTTAGATGCCAATTAGCATTTCAAGATCTTTTAAAGACATTAGTTTGTCTTTTAAACGACATCCCGTTACAAATGATATTTTAGTTTTAAAAAATGAGGATGCAATTAAAAGATCTGTTATAAATTTAATCCAAACAAATATTGGTGAGAGGTTCTTTAATGATTTATTAGGAACCTCTGTGAATTCTTCTTTATTTGAACTTGCAATTCAAGAGACTGAGATCCTTTTAAAAAGAGAAATTGAAACTGTCTTAAATAATTTTGAACCAAGAATTAGATTAAATAATATTGATGCAGAAATAATTGATGATTATAATGAAATTAATGTTAAAATTGTGTATGATATTGTTGGATTACCATTCCCCACACAAAATATAGAGTTTATTCTACAAGGAACTAGAGTATAATGTCCTTCAATAATTTCACAAACTTAGATTTTAATGATTTAAGAACTCAAATTAAAAATTATTTGAGGGCAAATGCAAATTTTACAGACTTTGATTTTGAAGGATCAAATTTTTCAGTACTTATTGATCTTTTAGCATATAATTCTTATATTACTGCATTCAACACCAATATGGTGGTGAATGAATCTTTTATTGATAGTGCAACTCTTCGTGAGAATGTTGTTTCTCTTGCACGCAACATAGGATATGTACCAAGATCAAAAAGAGCATCAAGAGCAAAAATAAGTTTTAACGTAATCACACCAAGAGATTCTTCTGGAAATTTAATTTCAAAAACACTTACATTAAAGGCAGGTGTGGTTGCTTTAGGTTCGGTAGAGGGTGGCAATTATATCTTTTCAATTCCAGAAGATAAAACAGTTGTTGTTGATAATGATGGAATTGCAAATTTTACAGATGTTGATATTTACGAAGGTACGTTTTTAACGAAGTTATTCACAATTGATGATTCTCAAGTAAATCAAAGATTTTTGATTCCAAATTCTAATGTAGATACATCAACAATTAGAGTAAAAGTAACTGGTGTTGTTTCTGAATCATATCAACTATACAATAATATTTTTAGTGTAGATAAAACCTCAAAGTTATTTTTAGTTCAAGAAATTAGTGATGAAAAATATGAAATTTTATTTGGTGATAATATTTTAGGTAAAAAACCATTCAATGGCAATACAGTATTTGTTTCATATATTGTAACTAATGGAAGAGAAGGTGATGGATGTGCAAATTTCACATTTTCTGGAATTTTAGTTGATAATAATCAAACAACAATAACTAGTGGAATTTCACTAATTACCACAACTCAAGTATCAGAGAATGGTGATGACATTGAATCTATTGATTCTATTAAATATCTTGGTCCTAGAATTTATGCTTCACAATATCGTGCTGTGACAGCAAACGATTATAAGGCAATTATACCAACTGTTTTTCCAAATGTTGATACCGTTATTGCTTATGGTGGAGAAGAGTTAGATCCACCTCAGTACGGAAAGGTTTTTATTTCAATAAAACCAAGAAATGGTAAATTCTTATCTCAAGTTACTAAAAATGATATTAAAAGAAATTTAAAACAATATTCAATTGCCGGTATTCAACCAGAAATCATTGATTTAAAATATCTTTACGTTGAACTGGAAACTTCAGTTTATTATGATAAAGGTTCAACATCAAGTCCTGTTAATTTACAGTCAAGAGTTATTAATACATTAAGAACTTATGCCAAATCGACAGAATTGAATAGTTTTGGTGGTAGATTTAAATTTAGTAAAGTTTCTACATTAATTGATAATACAAGCACATCAATTACTTCTAACATTACAAAAGTAAAAATACGAAGAGATTTACAACCAGAGTTTAACAAACTTGCAAATTATGAAATATGTTTTGGAAACCAATTTCATATACAAAAATTAATTCAAGAAAAGGGTTATAATATAAAATCTACAGGATTTACAATTAAAGATATAGCAGAAACATTATACTTAAGTGATATTCCAAAAACAGATGATACTGGTAATATATTTTTCTTTAAATTAGTTGATGGAGTTCCAAATGTTGTTGCAACAAATACTGGAACTGTTGATTATAAAAAAGGAGAAATAAAATTAAGTCCAGTTATTTTTACCTCTTCCATTAATTCAGATGGAATACAAATTCAAGCAATTCCAGAGTCAAATGATGTTATTTCGTTGAAGGATATATATTTAGAGTTAGATACTAATACCATTAAAGTTAATATGTTGGAGGACGTAATTACTTCTGGAGAAAATACATCCGCAACACAATATCCAGTAACATCCAGCTATAACAACGGAAATTATACAAGATAAAATGTCAGAAATCAAAAGAGTAAAAATTCAATCCTTTATTGAATCTCAAATTCCAGAATTTTTAAATTCTGACTCTCCGTTATTTAAAGAATTTTTAGAGCAATATTATATTTCACAAGAGCACGAGACTGGAGTTGTAGATTTATCTGTAAATTTACAAAAATACAAAAGTATTGATAATTTTAATTCTGAAACTTTTTATAGTGCATTTAGAGTTTGCACCCTTACTTCAGATGCAGCATCTTTTGATGATACTTTATATGTAAATCATACCGTAGGATTTCCTAAAAAGTATGGTTTAATAAAAATAGATAATGAAATTATTACTTATACTGGAATTACAGAGAATTCATTCACTGGTTGTATTCGTGGATTTTCTGGATTAGAAAAAAATGAATTAAATGAAATATTTAAATTTTCCTCAACAGATTCTGAAGATCATTTAAAGGATACCCAAGTAATTAATTTAAATACACTATTTTTCCAGGAATTATTTAAAAAATTTAAATCTCAATTTTTACCTGGATTTGAAGATAGACAATTTGTTAATGGAGTAAACTTACAAAATATCTTATCAAGAGCAAAAGATTTTTACATTTCAAAAGGAACAGATACTTCATTTAAAATTCTTTTTAGTATTTTATTTAATGATTCCGCATATGTTATTAAACCACAAGATTATTTAATTTCACCATCATCAAATGACTACTTAATAACTAAAAATATTTTAGTTGAGCAAATAGTTAGAGATGCAACTCTTAAAGTTTCAGATTCTGTATTAAGAAAAGAGTTAAGAGGAAAAACAATATTCCAAACAACTGAGAATGATAAAACCGCAAGTGCCTCGATTTATAATATTGAATATAGACCAGTTAATACTGAAGATTTTGTTTACAATACTGTAGTACTCAATGAATCATCAGAAAAAAATTATATAATAAAA